TAACCCAAAGGCAGGTTGTCTGCAGACCACGAAGGCTCTCTCAACTCAACCCACTTCATGCCGCGTTCGTTCGGTTCGTCGGTGCCGGGGATGACTTCATACTCTTTTTGCACCGCGGTCGCCGCGTTGCCGGCACGCGCGGCATCGGCTTCAGCTTTCTGAACTGCGCGCCACGCATTGATGTCGTCTATTCGCTTCACGACATCCGGCACGCTCATCTTTTCGAGTTTGGCCGGATCGATCAGCAGCTCTTTCGGCAACCCAGAGTCAGGGTTCAAAGCATTTTTCAGCTCATCAGCAAGGTGGTGGAAGCCCAAATTTGAAGAAATTGGCGCCGCAGCGTTTGTGTTGTAAAGTACGGTGTCAGGGGGCAAATTGTTGATCCATGCTTGCCGTTGTAGGTCTGGAGACAAGTTGCCGGTCAAATTCTTCTGCCAAGTTTCTGCTCGCGAAGGGACGATCCCGTAGTCAGACAGCAACTCCCAGCGTCTGCCTACGTCTGACCCAGCCACACCTTCAATTGGGTAGCCACCGAGTTTTCTGGACTGGATGATCTGATCTGCTTCTCTGGATGTTATATAACCTTGTCTGGGTTCGAAATGCAAACCTTGCTGAGCCTCGATGAAGTCGCGCTCTTTTTGCAGCTGACGAATGCGTTCTTGCGAACTAATCATCATCTCCGGAGTGAATCCACGCGCCTGCCGCGCGACCTCCATGTCAGAGACAGCCTTCTCCAACTGAGCATCCTTCTGCGCGAGCAGGTCGGCCTTGCGAGCAGAGAATGCATCTGCCTGCAAACGAATCGGATCTTCCGGAGTGCCCATCTCGTTGCGGATGTATTTAGTTAGCTTTGATTCTAGCCAGCGGTTGGCTTCGAGGCCTTTCAGTCGATTCGCGGGATCTCGTCCGAGATCTTGCGTCTTCAACGGGTACACCGAGTCTTCAACCGACCCCGCCAACCAATTGCCGCCTTTGGGCTTGATCACGTTCATCGGCGCGGCTGGAGCCAGCAAAGTGGAGAGCGGCCCTGTGCCCTCCATCATGGCGCGGTCGATCTGTTTGGCTGTTGCTTTGCCAAGCGCTTTTGCGCTTTTCGTGGCGACGGCTCCGACCGGAATCATGGTTGCGACATCAGCAAAATCAAGGACTCGCTGGTCAGGCCTGAACGTGCCGATGCCGCCGGTCGCTACGTTGCCGCCGCGGATGGCTGCACGTGGGCCGTAGTACGACACATCCTCGGCCAGCGATGCAGCTCCAGGCAAACTCAGCAGTTCATCAATGCCCGTTCCACCAAGCAGCGGCACGCGCGGGTCGACCTGATACTGGCCCGTGTATTGCTGTGCCGCGCGCAAAGCTCGCGCAATTGCACCGAGCGTGGCGTTCTGTGGGGATGCCTTGATCTCGTCAGCCATGGGTCACCACTTCACTTTGTCGGCCCAGTACGCCGCGCTGGACGGCCCCTTGGCGATGTTCTTGGCGTGACGCGCCTTGAATGATGCGCGCTTAGACTTCATGCGGTCGGACTCACCAGCCTTCGGCGCTCCGGCTGTGCCGCTCACGGTGCCGACCTTCTTGCCTTGCTGGCCAAAGCGGATCACCTTCTCTTCGCCGCTGTAGCAGGCCTTAACCACGTGCGACTTCGTCGGGTGGTCGGGTGTGCTGCGCGGCTTGTTGCAGGGCATCGCGCTCTTCTTGACTGGCTTCACCACGGTCATCTCCCTCGGCCCGAGGCCTTGCGAGCCGCGCGCATGTTGTCGACTAGGTTGGGGTAGGGTCGGCCAGCGGACTTCGCCATGGCCTTGGCGCTGGACTTCTGCTTGGTGCTCAGCGGCTTCGGCTCGCCCAGCGACTTGGGCCGCGCCTTGTCCCAGACTGGCTTGCTAGACGGCATATGGGTTCACCCTTTCCCGCTTCTGCGGTTTCGGCTCGTCTGGGTCCTTTGCGCGTGGCAACTCGAACCAGCCGTCGTTCTTCAAGTAGATGATTGCCTGAGTGAAAGTGTCCACGTAATCGTCGTGTTCGGCAACAGGAAACTTGGTTAATTGCTTCATGAATGCGCTGGCCCACGACACTGGGTGGCCTGGGTTTTTGCCGCTCTCGGGTACCCAAATGACCTCCAGCTCCAGCGTGGGCGCGGCCTGGTGTGCTCGGCTCACCTTGTCTGCGTTGCCAGGGTTGTACCCGATGGCGGGGACACGCGCCAGCCGCAGGTCTTGCAGCAGGCTCTGGCCGCTGGCCTTGGCCTCCACCAGCACGCGGTCGGGTCGCCGTGCGCGGACGAACGGGTGGCCTTTGGTGGGGCCGCCGTACTCGGTCTGCCAGCCTTTGATGGCCTTGTCGCGCAGGTCGGGGTAGCTCAGGTGGTCGTCCCATGCGTCGATGAGCATCACCTGCCGCTGACCCTCGTGCGTGAACACAGCCCAGACGGTGCAGGCTGTCGGGTCGCCGCTCGACTTCTCGGTGAACGCGCAGTCGTAGCTCTGCAGGACATACTCGAACTGCGGCAGTCCCCTGTCGTGCGGCCAAAGCTGGATGTGGCTGGTCTTCAGGATGCCGCCCTGCGCGGGTTGCGGGTCTTGCTGCAGCTGGCCAGCGGTGCCGTAGACGCCCAGCAGCTGCTTCAACTCGGCGACCTCGTTCGGCCCAAATCGCTCGGGGCAGATCAGCTCGCCCACCTTGGTGCGCGGGTCATAGCGACCGAGTGTCGTCGTGCGGCGTTTGCCGTCCCACTCAGCGGGGATCATCAGGTGCTCCCAGCCGCCGATGTCCTCGAGGATGTGTCCGCTGACGTCGCGCTCGTGCAGCCGCTGCATGATGGTGATCATGGCGTCACGCTTGGGGTCGTTCAGTCGGGTCGACCAGACGACATCGAACCACTCCAGTGCGGTCTCGCGCATTGTGTCAGACTGTGCGTCTTGGGCGCTATGTGGGTCGTCTAGGATAAGCCTTGAGCCGCCCTCACCGGTGGCCGTACCGCCAACGCTAGTGGCCAGGCGGTACCCAGTCTTGTCGTTCTCGAACCGTTGCTTGGCGTTCTGGTCACCGGCCAGCGTGAACATGTGTCCCCAGCGCTCTTGGTACCACGGCGACTGCACGAGCCGCCGAGCCTTCAGGTTGTCGCGGATGCTGAGGTTGCCGCTGTACGAGGCACACAGGAACTTCTGCTCAGGCTGAGCCAGCCACTCCCACATGGGGAACATCACCGAGACGATGGTCGACTTCGAGTGTCGTGGCGGGATGTTGATGAGCAGCTTGCGCAGCTCGCCGGCGCTGATGGCCTCCAGGTGCTCACAGATGGCCTCGATGTGCCAGCTGGCGATGAACGGCACTCCAGGCTCGACGATGGGCCAAGCCTGCCGCACGAACTCGTAGAGTGAAGCGCTCGCCGCTCGCCTGTCCTGTTCCCGCTTGATGGCGTCGCGCAGGACGTCTGGCGACACCAGAGCATTCATCAGCCGCCGGCCTTGCCTAGCAGGTTCGCGACCTGAGTCAGCTCAATGTCGCTCAAGCCTTTCAGGTCGAGCGCCGCCACACTGATGGGACCGCCGCCAGCGCCGGTCATCTCGGTGCGCGCCAGCTTCGGCACATGGTATTCGACGACACCTTGGAACAGGTTAAATGCCTTTTCCGGATTGGGCGGAACAACCCACAACGGGTTGCCATCGCCGTCGCGCATTTGGTTTCCCTGAATGTCGTTGCGTGGGACGCCAGCCGCGACCGCATCGAGCCATTCCTGCAGCCGCTCTGCGTTGTTGTCGACGAACGACGCAATCGCTTGTCGCGCCTCGCGTGTCGCTTTGTTGGGGACGCCAGGTGGCCGACCGCCATCCCCAGGTTTGCGTCCAGGCCGCGCTCGGTTTTGCTCCATTTTCAAGCTCTCCTGTTCTATTGATTGCCGCGCTCTGATTTTCCGAATGCCGCGCTCTGATTTTCCGAATGCCGCGCTCTGATTATCGCCGCAGTCTCTGCTCAAAGGCAATCGCTGATCCCGAGATCCGAGATGCCCGAGATTTCCTATTGTTTTCTTATTTTAAATGTTTATTAATTTAATTTTGTAATTTTCCAACAATTACTATCTTGGGTATTTTGGGATTATGCCTCAATCTCGGGTACAAAATCCCAAGGTGCCCGAGACGACCCCAAACCGAAATTCGGTGCCCGAGATAATCCCGCGGCGACCATCCACCGCCCTTAACTACTAAGTGGCCACCCAGCCTTGCGCGGCAGACCACGTCACCGCGTTGAAGAAAGTTGTTGCTTTCTGCTGCGGCCTCAGGCAGAGTTCGTCTGCAGGTCAACCGCGCGGCGTGGTTGCCCAGCCCACCTTAGAACTTAGACCGGAGAACGACATGCCCAGTGCAGCCAAGCAGACCAAGACCGCAGCCTTCAGCGAACTTCAAGCCGCGGCCAGCTCAGTGAACGAAAACAACGATTGCGCGGTGAAGGCTGTAGCCATCGCCTGCAACGCTGACTACCACACCGTGCGCGACATGATGGCACGCATGGGCCGCAAGACCGGCAAAGGCACGCCGTGGGACGTGATCTACTCCACCATCGACCAGCTGGGCTACAAGCGGGTGCGGGTGAGCGAGCACGACCTCATCAGCCAGTACCCCAAAGGCCACCGCGATGTGCTGAAGAGCGTGACCACCCACCACCCCGACCGCTTCCACGACGTGTGGGCCAACGGCAAGACCTACCTGATGACCACCAGCCGCCACATCCTGGCCATCGTCAACGGCGTCAACCACGACTGGACCCGCGGCTCGGCTCGCCGTTGCCTCGCGCTGTGGGAGGTCGTGCCCAAGTGAACCTAACAGCAGCCGCCGGTCGAAAGGCCGGTGGTTGCTGGTAAGCCGCCGGTCGAAAGGCCGGTGGTTGCTGGTAAGTCGCTGTGCCGTAACAGAAATCTCAATAAGTCCAAAAATAGTTGCGAAATCACTTGCCGTCACCGCAGTTTCAGGCATACTTCGTCTGCAGGTCAACCAAGAGGCGGATTAGCCGCCTCGTGGTTGCCCAGCTCAACTTAGAAAGGAACCTAGCCATGCTGAACATCACCACCGCCACCACCGCCGAACTCGTCGCTTTCTACAACGCCAACGCTGCCACCGCAGTGAAGAAGTTCGCCGACCGCAAGACTGCCGAGCGCCGTGTCGCCGCCCTGATTGAGTCTCTCCCCAAGCAAGTTGCCAGCAAGCCCAAGGCACCGAAGGTCTACAAGACCCACGAAGAGCGCAGCGAGGCCATCGCCAAGTCGTGGCTCGTGCCGGCGACCGCCGATGCCCGCACCACCCGCCATGCTGTCGAGGTCGTGACGCCGGAGGGTCTCAAGATGGGCTTCCGCAGCACCAAGGAAGCGTTCGAGTGCCTCGAGCTGCCGCTCGGCCAGCACATCCGCTTCCGCGGCCAGCTGAAGGCCAGCAAGGCCAAGCAGTTCACCGCGGCTGACGGCGTGTACAAGTTCGCCATCGCCCACGAAGTCATCCGTGCCGCAGCCTGACGACCAGCGGTGAGGGGCATCGCCCCTCGCCGTTGGTTGGCAATCACAACCAAGGAGCCCAACCATGATCGAAATTTTTCTCGTCAAGATCAGCGGCAGCAGCGAAGTCGACGCCGCATTCAGCACCGAGCAAGCCATGCTCGACTACCTCGCCCAGCGCTGCGGCGAGCCGCTCACCGAGGAAGCCGTCGACGCCCTGTTCGAGACTGGCCACCTGCAGTGCATCGAACTCAACTGACCATGACCATGACCATTGGACAATTCGTTGACCCTGCCGATTACTACGAGTGGGTTGCGGAGTTCGTCGCATCAACAGGCAACTACCAACGCATCGAACGGCGACACGCCGAACTGACCATCGGATCGCTCGAAGCACGCGTCCGGTATCTGCCCGCCGACACCTGGGATGCTATCCGCAACGATCCGGTGGCGTTTGTGGATCGATGCAACGACTATTCTTACGCACACTCTATGGGAAGCCAACATGACCAACTACTACCTT